ATCAAGCAATATGAAGAACTCAAATCTAAACTTGAAACAATTGATATTGAGGAATACAATCAACTAAAAGAGCTTAAGCAAAAAGCCGAACAAGACAAACTTATCACTGATCAAAAATTTAAGGAACTAGCAGAAACCAAGCAAAAAGCCCTTGACGCTCAACAGGCAAAAACCACCCAACTAGAAAAGCAATTAGCAGAAAATAGCAAGAAAACCGCTATTCAGAAATACTACTATCAGCTTGGAGGTAAAGAGGATAATATTGATGCTACAGCTAAATCAATGTTTGAGATCCTTTACGAAAACGTTTTAAGAGATCGGATTCAAGTTGAAGCTGATGGCTCTCTCACAGTGCTTGATGTTGCAGGATTGGCAGAAGATCGGGGTGATGACGGAAAGCCCAAAACTCCCAAAGATTTAATTGTTGAGCTAACAAGCTCAACGGTATGGGGGCACTTGTTTGAAAAGCCTGATATTCGTGGCACTGGCATCACTCAAGGCGTTAAGGGACGCGGGGGAACAAGACAAACTTTTGAGGAGTTTTACAATGAATCTACGGGGTACAGAATGAAATGAGAAAATCTTCAATTCAAACCTATTTAGGGAAAAATTGGAAAACTACCCTATCGGGGCTGATTAGTGCGATCGCCGCCTATTGGGTGATTGATTACAACCTAGGAGATGCCCCAGTTACTTTTAAAATTGGACAGTGGCTAATTACAATAGGGTTAGCAACCAACGGAGTAGTAGCCAAGGATGCCGAATAATGTCCAAAAAGAAGTACAAGCCCAAACCCAAACCAATGGGATAGCACCGTTTTTGATAGGAGTTGACCTATCCTCTGTTTTGACCGCAATCACCGATTTAAGGAGTTTTTTCATGGACAAGTTTCTAATTTCCACCGAACAAATTGAAATTTTAACCGCCAGTATTAACGCGGTTAAAGCTAGTGTTGATAATGAATCAGCCGAAATCAAAATTAATTTACAATTAGTAATTGATGCCTTAAAAGTTCCTGACGTTGACATCTCTGCTCAAATCGCGGCACTGGAATCCATCAAGACTGGTGTAGACGCTTTAAGCGAGGCTATTGTAGTCGATGTTCCTGTTGTAGAGCCTCCCGTAGAACCCACTCCCGAAGTTTCTCCCGAGCCTGTACTCTAATCTGAATTAGCCCCCAAAATAGCCTAGTAAGTATTTTTACCTATTAGGCTATTTTTTTGTTACGATAAAAAGACAATAACTAGCGAGTAGTGTTGTCGGCGCGATGCCGTAATCAAAATTATTTAGGTATTAAAAATGCCCGATTATAAACCAGCTACATTGTTGGAGGCGGCAAATCGCAGCTTTAATGATGGGATGGATCGGTACGCAAAACTTGTTTTGCAATTTGCCACCGGCTCTAAAGTTTTGCCGTTTCTTCCCTTCCGAACTATTGCGGGGGGTAGTATCGAAGTCGAAATTCAAACCACCCTAGGAGATGTTGGAGTTAGACGGATTAACGAAAACAGCGTAAGGGGACTAGGGACTCATACAAAGGCAATTTACTCAACCGCTATCCATACTGGATCTATCGCAGTTGACCGAGCTTTAGAGGCTCGTATGCCTGGGTCTACAGCTTCCTTTAGACGCGATAAGATTCAAGCTTTTAGCTTGTATTTTGATCGTTTGTTCATCAAGGGTTCTAAAGAATCTAATGACCGCGAGTACAACGGACTACAGGCACTGACCAAAGATTCCACCACTCAACTTTTAGCAGCAGGGAATACTAGCGGAGGGGACGCACTTTCTTTAGGAAAACTCGACACCTTGCTTAAATATGTTGACTTTCCAACTCATTGGATCATGGATAAACTTTTTGCGGCTAGACTGTCCACTGCCGCCCGTAATACTGGGATCAGCGGATACGTTACTTTTGGTCAAAACGAGTTAGGAATGCCTCAGATGTACTACGCTGGTATCCCGATTCTTGAAATAGATGAAGATAACCAAGCTAACAGAATCCTAGGTTTTACTGAAGCATGTCCAGGTGGTGGTACTGGCGGGACTTCTATCTATCTTGCTTCTTTTGGCGATCTACGACTGCAAGGAATCCAAGTCCAACCGTTGCAGGTTTACAGCAAAGGGCAAGACTCAGAAGGCCCTGCGATCTTAGAGGAAATCGAATGGGATGCGGGGATTGGACTTTTCCAGCGCAAATCCATTGCCCGACTCTGGGGAATTAAAGATGTTCCAATCGTCGCATAGGAGGATTAAAAAATGCCTGAGCTTGTAAATCTAAAACGCTATCCCAGACTGGAACCCGACCAGTCTACGGTGCTACGAGAAAAAGGAGTCACCATAACCGCAACTACTGCGGAAACCGCGATTTCCTTAAATCCTAGAAACCTAGAGGATTACAACGCTGTTGTAATCTCGAATACCTACACTTCTTTTAATGCCGGATCTGCTTTTTGGGCTGTTTCAATTGAGACTTGTCCTACCTCTTCTGGTACTTTTAGCCAAATTGGGACCATCAATATTGATGGGACTGCGGCTATTGTTCCAATCCCTTTAAGCGGTCAGGTTGCTGAGTATCGAGATCCTACTGCTTTATTTGTCCGCGCTCGTGCGGTCAAAACTGGAAGCCCTGGCGGTCTTGATTATGCTGTTTTATTAAGTCCAGATTAGGAGATTTGAAATGGCTTTTAAAGGAATGAAAAACTACGGTTTTATTTCACCCGACACCAACACTCCTCAAGGACAATTAGCAGGGTTATTCCCCCTATTGAGTTCTTTTGCGATTAACGTGGCAGGGACTGAAACCGTAGCTCAAGGATATGTAGACGGCGTTTTAGCCAACGTTGATACTTACATATCCGCGACAGCAACTACCGTTGACATGGGAGTACAGTCAATAGACTGGATCACCCTACAATGGTTAATTGGCGAATTTGCTCAAGTAACATCTTCTCTTGTTTTACCTATTGTAAAAACTGGAACTGTTCCGACAACTCCCTTTACAATTACTGACAGCGATCTAACTGGTGCAACGGTTGCAAATGTTCAAGTCACTTTTGTTGACGATAACCAGAGTAACATTGTACCTTTAGAGGTAAAAACATCGACTCCGACTTTGTTTGATGACGTTCAGTTAACGGCAGGAACTTTAGTTTTTAGCTCTCTTGCTGTTGGTAGAGCCGTAAAATATATGGTAAGAAAAACCTACTCAGGAGTTCCTACTGTTGGTTACGGAGCATCTGCTCAGGTAATAGACAACTTACAATTCAACGGAATTATTGTGGGAACTCGCGTTAAAGGAATTGCTGTAAATATTCCTAAGATGACAAGAAACGGAACTTTCTCCATCTCCCCATCAACTCCCGACCAAACTATTACCTTTAGAGCTAACGTTTCTGGTACTGATCGCGCTTCAGTGCGATATGCTGTAATAGAATAAAGTTAGTCGTAGTTTTTGGATTGAGCATGAAAACCCCAAAAGGGGTTTTTTCTTGTCAATTTATACGCTCTAACACGGTCAACCCGTTATTGTTTTGATAGTGATACTTGACCTCAAATGGCTGATCAAAAATAAACTCTGAAACCGCATCCCACAGCCCTCCTTTGGATGGATCTTCCCCGACATGAGCAAAGGTAACGGTATCATGTAAGGCGATGTATTTTGACACTTTTTCAGAGTGCAATCGCAATTCCTCAATTAGCTGATCGTAAGTGTGAAGAGTGTCAATAAACAAGAAATCTGTAGGTTCTATTTCAACTTTTAAAGTATTTTTAACATTGAATGATAGTAACGTATTGCCGCGAAGTTTTAGAATTTCATTCCAATCATCCCACTTAGGATCTATATCGTAGCAGGTTAGCTTCTTAGGCCGTCCTGCTAATAATGCCACAGTAGAGACTCCGTGGCGTGTGCCAAATTCCGTTACCGTGTCCACCTGTGAGGCTAGATCCCGCAGCGTGGGGAGGTGTTCGTTGATATCGCAGGGAGATTGACACAAGTATTTGTAAAGCCGCTCTAATTGCATATCTATATTCCTATTGCTACAATAAAACCAATCTAGCAATTTTTGAGGGGATTAAATGGTAGCAAACTTTAGCAACGACGACGCTCCCGATATTAGCCTTAGTCCTAGTGGATTTAGCAGCCCCAATTTAAGGAAGTGCGCCGAAGTAATTCAATTCCTAGAAACCCTACAAGAATTTGACGTTAATCTAGAGGATGAACTATTAAAAGCTATTCAGAAAATATCAGCCATGCCATCATTTCAAAAAGCTAGAGCTATATACGATCAAAATGTCTATTTAGCGGCACAGGAATTGAGCAATAGTTGGAGGCAAAAAGTATCAGATTTAGAGAATGCCTACATTGACGCTAAAACCAATCTAATCAAACAAAAAAAAGAAACACTAAAAGCAGTTGAGGACAATGCTGCTCTAAGGGAGTCAAATGAGTCAACGCTAAAAATTATTGAGGAAAACGCCGGTCTAAAGGAAGAGAACGAAGCCTTGCGAGGGCATCTAAAAAAACTAGGCTATGAGATAGTCTATGTCGAAGTGCCGCAATCCGAACCAGAAAACGCCCCCGACTAGCTATAAGGAACAGCCAGATTATTAGTCAAAAGATAATCAGATAAGTTCCCAATCCCACTAACCTCTACCTCAGAAAGATATCGCCCGAAGCTGTCCTTTTGGGTATTTTTTTTAAGCCGATGATTTCTAACGGTCTTGATAATTATTTTTTGACCAGTCAAAAATTGAAGTTGATCAAATAATGCACTGCCTTCTGGCGTTTTCATTTCAGGAGCATTGATCCGATTTAATCTAAGAGTTTGACCCCGCAGCCAAATATCAAATCCTGCGTCAATGTCAACGACTAAAGTGTCCCCATCAACAACGCGAGTAATCACAGCGTTATAGGTGTACGGTTCCCCTACCATTGATAATTTCCTCTAATTTCTAGGGCATTTTTGCTCATATTGATTTCCACTGAGGCATTATTAGAGCCATAGATTAGGCTCATGCTTCTCAAAAGCTGTTCCCGCTCCTGTCGGGTGATAGGATTGGCTAATTCAGCCTTTACGGTCAAGTGATGAGCTTTCGGCTGTGGGATTACTAGATCGGCGGATTTTGATTTCCCTGCTGGCATGATAGCTCCTAGTGTATTTGTTCTATCCTATCATCCCTAGAAAGTTCCGTATATTTACGGATGACAATCATGGGTAGGCATGGGATATTAGGAGTATAGACAGCAAACACAGAGGAAAACGCAATGACTACCACCAAAAAGCCCTATTCTTGGAATCAATACTTTACAAAAAACAACACAACATTTACAAGCGTTGATTATTTTGGGATTACATATAAAGCTTTGAGATTCGACAATGGAGGAATCCTGATTATGCCCGAATACAATAAAATCCCTTCAGCGTTTTATGTTGAGTCTGAAATTGCCAAAACGCTATCATCCGAAGATATTTACTTTGTGGGCAAGAACAGAAGAGCAAAATGGCATATCCCCCAGTGCTACGTTCAGGGGCTTGCCGAATCTTATCCGATAAATAACGAAATACACCGCATCGCTAACGCAGTGTCCAATCCCATCTAATATTACAAGCCCCGCAAGGGGTTTTTTAATGCCTATTCGTATTCTTAGCCGTTTCCGCCCCTATCCTCTTGGCAATCTCATCAAGCCCATGGAATTTAAGGGCATCCTCAATTATTGAGCGTCCTGCCATCGTTACCCGTTGAAATGCCCCCGACAACTCAGAGACATCCCTAACGCTCAGGAATGGGTCAGCAAGCCCTACGGATTTCCTTTCCTCTAAGCTAATAGCGTTAAGTTGAATTTGTTTTAATAGTCGTTTCTCTACCTCAACTTTTAGCTCATAGCCTTCACGAAAAGGTTTAACCAATGCCTCAAAGGTTTCCTTTTGGCTTTCTAATTTTGCATTAAGATGACACCGCGACAGCCATTCGTCGTAAAGATCAGCCCTTTCGTGCCATCGGTGATCAGCCGCATATCGTTCTAGCCTTCCGTTTCTAGTGCGGGTATCGCTATCTTTTCGCTCCGATAGCTTCCTATTTGCTCGTAAGGATTGAAGATGATCCGCGACAAGTTGAACCGTTCTAATCGGTCCCATTTCTAGGAACACCCATAGTGCGTTGTAGGCTGTGCTAGTTTCCCCTTCTAGTTTTTCAATCGGACAAGTTGGGAGCGAAAAATCCATAACAAATCAAATAATAGTCGTACCTAAATTGTAGTATAGAGATATTTAATCTGCTAGGTTTTTGTGAGTAGGTATATAGAACAGTTAGGATTATCCACAATTCACAAATCAATTGATTGGTCTACAGGGCTTGAGTTGCAAGGGGAGCAAAAGGCATTTCCTCTTTTTGAACCACACCCAGGGGCACAAGCCGCGATGGTAGAGCTTTTAAAAAATCCTAATGGTAAATTATCCCTTTGGTACAAAGGGGGAATTAATGCGGGTAAAAGCTTCCTAGGGGCTTGGTCGGTAGTTTATCGCTCTGAAACTGACCCGCAGGGACGCGGATTGATAACAGCCAACAGTTACGGACAATTAGAAACTTCTACCCTAGTGGCTTTAGCCGATTATTGCGAAATGTTTGGTATCCCCTTAGAGCCAAATAGGGGAAGTTCCGAAGCAACAGCTAAGGCGATCGCAGCAAATCGCCATTGTTATATCGGTAAAAAACAAACTTTTCACTACGTTTTATCGGCTGATAGCTTCACAGGAAAAACCAAAAATTCTAAAGAAGTGGGGAGGGGATTACAGGTAAGATGGGTATGGGCTGACGAATATGCCTACTCTGTGAAAGGGGCTTTTGATACGATTATGGGGAGAATCGGAAGGGGAAAGGGGGAGAGTAGTGGGATGCTACTGATAACCAGTTCGATTAATAAGAATCAGCCTTACAATTACTGCTATAAAATCTTTGATGACCCAAAAAGAACAGATGACCAAAAAACAAAATTTTTATCTATAGCAGGGACTAGCCTAGAAAATCTACACGCCGATTCCGATTATATCGACAGAATGAAAGCGACCCTAACCCCTGAGTTATTCAAGCTTGAAATCCTGTCAGAATACAGCATGATCACAGAAGGGCTAATCTTTAAATATTTTGACAGGAAAACCCATCTAATTCCTGAATCAATAGCTACCTACGATAAAAGATTCCCTGTTCATATTAGTTTTGATTTTAATCATTCCCCTGCTACTGCCATAATTGCTCAGTTAATAGCAGGGGAAATAATCATAATCAGAGAGTTCTTTTTGCTTAACTCAGATACTTTTGAACTTGCCAAAGAGACAGGGAAATATTTAAAATCACTTAAGCCTAGCAAGATTTATATCCATGGTGACGCTTCGGGAAACCAAAAAACAGCTAACAGTAAAAATACTAACTGGGGAATAATCAAAGAAGAATTTAACCTTTTAAAATTCACTTGGGAGACTTGCTATAAGCTCTCAAATCCATCTGTACAAGACTCTATCAACGCTCTTAACGCTACTTTATACCATAACAGGTTATTTCTATCAGACACTTGCGATGAGTTAATAGCTGATTTAGAATCTCTTAAGTGGATTGAAGGTAGACCAGAAATCGACAAAAAAACCGACTTAATGCGATCGCATTTAGCCGATACCTTGAGGTATTTGAACTGGGATATCTATCCTTTAGCACAAGGAAAAGCAAGTCAGGATTCCCCTACTGTTTGGTAGTTTTTGCTTAAATATAATCCCTAAGATTTTCGGGTGACTTCTTAACTGCCGATTGAATATCTAGCTCGGTAATTTCTGCTAGTTTTTCATAGGTTTTTTCTGGCAAAACTCTACCCTTTGCATTGTATTTTACTGGTTCTTCCATAACATTTAATCCCTAATATACTAAAGCTAAAACCATCAAGACAATCAATATTAACTCTAAATCGTTCATCATGATTCTCCATCAAGGTCACAAAAGTCGCGCCCTTCTTTAAAACATCTTTCAATTTTAGCCATTTTCTTTTCTGAATCTTGTTCGGTAGGATTGCTTGGCTTGTAAATAGTGAACTCAAGTTTTTTGCTCACTGACCCATAAATAGCAAAATCGACACTGCTTAAAATTATTTCGTCAAGCTTATCTGTATTAAGGGATCTGCTCATTTCCCCATAAACTTTAGTCTTTATCCACATCCCCATACTTAAACCTCTTTAAATACGATATTAAAACCTTGGCTTAAATTTTGATTGGAGCCACGAAAAGAACCCGTAGGCTGTTCTATCCACATTACTCCCTGACGGGCTGTGTATTGACTGCCAGTAGTCACACGGTGGTAGTCGTAAAGCGTGATTGGGGTAACAGTATCCCCTGAATAAGATCGCCTAATTAACTCTTTTAAAATCTGCTCTGCCGACTCTTTCCCCTCCCTAACTGTGGCTTGAATTTGATAGGTGTCACCGTCGGGGTTAACAAAGTTTGAACTGTAGCCAGAAACCACTTCTACAGTAGGCAGATCGGCTTTGTAATCGTCAGGAGATATCCACAAAACAAGGTGATCTCCTGCCAATCCCAACTTAGAGACATCAAATAACCAAGTATTTTCAGGAATACCTGAATAGGTGTTTTTAAGTCCCGACGGCATGGGGAAAACAAGAGGATTTAATCGGCTCATGGCGTGGCTTCCTTATCAAGAAAAAGCTCGCAAAAAGACATCTCAGGATGGCGATTAGTTTTAACATGCTCCTGATGTTCAATCTTAGGTCTGGTGCCACTGGCAAAATGCCTTAAACACCGATACTGAGACGGACATTTATTATCTTGGCACATTGCAATACTAGCCATGTTTTTTCTTTTCTCGTAATGTACTATAGTATAGACCATTATAAAGAGACTAGCAAACCACCGATGGATATGTACACCGTTTACAAGGACGAAAAAGAGCAGGAAGTTTACCCCGTAGACGTTGAAGCTTGGTTGAAAGATGGTTGGAGCCTAGAACCAAGCGAGCAGGTATTAGCCAGCAAAACCGAGTCTGGGCAGAAAATTGACCTAAACGACGTAACACTACAGACTTTAAGAAACCTAGGGCTATCTTTAGCAGATAGCCAAAAAATAATTAAATCAGAAAAATTTAAATCGGTAGAAGAGGCAATTTATTTAGTCCCTGGTCTATCAAAATACAAAACCTCTCTTTTTGTAAATTCACTGGAATAAATTGCAACATGAAAAAACCTAAGCTTTTATGGCTCGGAGATAGTCCGATAAAATCCCTTGAAGATACAAGCCCCCCATCGGGGTTCGGAAGGGTGGGGTTTGAAATCATAACCAGATTGGAGCAAATTTATGATATTACGGTATATGCCCTGAATTTTGACTGCGACAAAATAGTAGCGATGGATTCTTGTCGCATTATTAGCTGTTTTGACCCTGAAAACAACGATCCTTATGGCTATAGAGTTCTAGAAAAAAGAATCAATCTTGATGAGTTTGATAAGGTAGTGATTTTTAATGATCTTTGGATTAT